GCCGCCGAAGGCGCCGACGATGGTGACAATCTTGGTGCCGTTGGTGCGGGAGAATCCGGAGGATTGGAAGGCGATGTCCCAGTCACCACGCATGGCGCGGTCAGGGCAGAGCACATCACCCTCGTCACCCCACCGAGGACGGCGACGGATAGCCTCGACGGCGGCGATGGTGCCTTCGAGGGACAGCGAGATAGCGGAGCCCCGCTCGGTCCCCTCTCGCCATCCGTAATCGACAAGCTTCTCCGCATCCTTGCGGCAAGTCAGGCCACCGAACCAGTCAGAGTTTGCGCGGTAATGGCTAGCGTAAACGTCATCTCCGGTTGCGATTCTGGCAGACTCCTCATTGTATGAGGGGATGGGGTGATTGACAACGCTAGATAGCTCGGTGTAGTCGCAAAAGACGGCGGCGATATTCTTGGCGCGGTCTTTCTTGCCATCGTGGTAGGTGAGAATCATGTGGGTATCCTCCGGATTAGGCGGTGATTCCGCAGAGCTTGCGGTCGGCATCGTTCCAGTTGGCGGTGGCAACCTTGAGGGCATCGGGGATGGAATCCCCCACACCGAGGACGAGGGAGCGAACCATACGGAGGGTGCGGGTGCCGACGATGCGGCGGAGCTTGTGGTCGGCGACCTTCTGACGGAGGGCATAGACGGCGTTGCGAATCTCGCCCTCTGGGCACAGGGTGGCTTCGAGGTCGGCGTCATAGTCCATCATCTCGATGACGAATCGGTCGAGAGTCGCTCCGTCGAGGGCATTGCGACCGACGTAGACCTTGTCGGCTCCGGTGCCGAGGGTATTCATGGAGCCGATGACTACGGTGTCAGGGTGACGCTCGACCCGCTCCCCAGAGGGGAGGTACATCCAACCATTGGCGAGGAAGGCATTGAGCACCGTCACCACGGAGGGGTCGCCGTTGTCAAGCTCGTCGAGGAGCACGACACCACCGGAGCGGTAGGCAGAGATAGCGGGGCTCTCGACGTAGGACTCCGTCCCTGCGGAGATGTTCGGGACGATGCGTCCGAGAAGCTTCGCTTCGGACATGCCTGGGCTGAACGACAGGGCGGCAAACTTGAGGTTGAGTGCCTTGCTAACTTGCTCCGCAAGGTAGGTCTTGCCGGACCCTGCCGGACCGATGAGCATGACATTCTTGTCGGAGACACCGGCGGCGATGAGCCTCAGCACCCTCTGGAGGAGCTTGTGTGGGGTGCCGTCGAGCTTGACAGGCGGGAGGTCTCCGACCTTGACGACCATCTCTGCGGCACGAGACGGAAGGTCTTTGAGCTTGTCGCCGAGCTTGACATCGACGGCCTCGTTGATGGCATCACGGAGCAGATTGAATAGGTCTTTCATAGCACCGGAGGGAGTAGAGTCTGCGGTAGACTCTACCGTAGAGTCTGCCGACGGAGTGGATGGTGTACGCGGGGCTCCTCCGGAGCGATTGGCGCCGAAATTCTTGCGCTCTCCGTCGATGTGCACGAACTGGGGCTTGCCGGGGACGGTGGTGTAATCGCTCGGGCCGAGACGGTACTTGTACCGCTCGGTGGAGTCAGGGTTGATGGTTAGGACGGTGATGTAACCATCGCCGTGGATGGTCTGAACATCGCCGTAGGTGACTCCGTCCCGCAGGAGTGAGTCGGAGACAATCTTGACACGCTGACCGATACGCATGGTTCCCTCGATGGGTGATGATTTGCTAGGGGCAGGGTTGCCGCTAGCCATTGAATGATACCACACCTTCTACACCCCAGTCAAGTAGCACCACTACTTGACTGGGGTGGTGGAGCGTTATTTGCAGGTCTCGTCGTGGTGCCTCCTCGCCTAGTGTGTGAGGTGGTCGATGTGGCTCTTCGGCGTAGAGCGGAGCTTCCGTGCGGACTCGCACGTTACTGCGATGTCGGGGTCATCTCCTCCGACGATGGCTTGCCAGTCCCAGCTCTTGATAGAGGCGCCATCGAAGGTTCCGCCGTCTACATGGGTGAGGGTGAGGGTGAGGGTGAAGGTCTTCATGGACATGGGTGCATCCTCCGGATTGTGTGTGTACGGCCTCATCAGTACCGGCAATCACCGGTAGACGCCCCCAGAGGGGGCGTTTCGGCCTGTCAAATCTCGTCGTAGGGCATCATCTCTCGAAGCTCCGTGCGGAGGTATTCCATACCTCCCACGCGCTCTTCGATTTCGTCGTAGTCGGCGATGAATTCGTAACGCTCGCCGGGCTTGGAAAGCCCAAGCGCGAGGGTGGGAATCAGGGTCCGTCCGTCTGGGAGCGTGACGGTGGAACCGTTGAGCGTAGCGCCTTCGGGAAGGTCGATGGCGACAGACAGGGTCAGGACGTAGCTCTTTTCCATGGGTAAATCCTCCGGATAGTGTGTGTGATGGGATTGCGTAAGTGACGACGATTGCTTACTTTGCGGCATCTAGGAGGGGATTGCCGTGCATAAACTCTTCGTGAGCTCGGAGAGCCATCATGAGGGTGGACGGGTCACGGTCGCACCACCGCTCCTCCGGATTCAAGAGGAGCGAAGCGGCTTTGATTGCGGCCTTGAGCTTGACGACATCCTTGGACCGGAGGTCGGCGTACACATCCGAGGGAAGCTTCGTCTCGCCACTCTCGGCCTGTTTCCGCAGGGACTTGGCAATCTCTTTCAGGGTCTCCGGAGTCTTCGACTCCGCCTTCGGGGTCTTCTTGACCTTCTTCACCTTCACGGCCTTCGGCTGACGCACCGTCTTCGACTGACGTACGGTCTCCGACTGACGCACGGCCTCCGGCTTGGAGCTCTTGACGGATGGGCCGAAAGAGCGGAAATCGACGGCGTAGCCGTTTTCAGCGGCGAAGGTCAGCGCCATCTTTACTGCCTCACGGGGAGCGTTGGCATCAATCCTGACGAGCATGGTCGGACTCCGGAAAAAGTTGCGTCAGTCGGCGACCGAATTGCCGCCGCTTGACAATTGAACGATACAACGGCAAACCACCCCCAGTCAAGTGGTACTACTACTTGACGGGGGGTGAAATAGCCGAATCCCCCCGAAGAAGCCCCGAACCTCCTATGCACGAACCCACAGAGCACGGAACTACCCCACACGATGTCCTGCACGGAGCCAAAGCTCCCCGCGAGGACATCCCGCATACCCGCATGAAATCCCGCGCAAGGACTACGTCCTCACGCGAGGATTTAGGGGAATCCCCCCAATCTGGGACAAAACTCCCCAGTAAACTGGGTCGGCCTCGAACCGTCGATAGGTTGGCAATAGTTGAGAAGGTGTGCCGAGCTATCTCCAAGGGGGACAGCGTGAAAGAAGCTTGCCGTGAGGTCGGAATCCGACCGGCGCGGCTTCACGAGTGGACACGGGAAGACTCCGTCTTGGCGCTCGTCTACGCACGCGCTAGGGAACAGCAGGCTCATTCCCTTGCCGAGCGGGCCATCGCGGTATCGCGGGAAGCTTACGGGCGGGATACGGCGGGCGTGCAGGCGGCAAGACTGGAGGTCGATACGCTGAAGTGGTACGTCTCAAAAATTGCCCCGAAGCTCTATGGCGAACGTCTCACCATCGAAGATGAGGGGGAGAAAATCGTCAGGGTAGTCTTCGAGGAAGCCGTACCTCCGGTACGGAAGGCGGTGGAAGCGGAGTGGGAACTTGCCGAGGACTAGCCGAGCCTCGCGCCGCCCCACGCCGCCGGAGGCCACGGACGGCGGAGCGCGTCACGCAGGCGCGTCACGCACTACGGGCGGGACGGAGGGCGGAGTCCCCAGTTCCCGTGAGCGCGGTATCACACCACCATCACAGCCAGCGATAAGCCCACAGAAATCTGGCTTGACTGTTTCACTGCCGGGGTTGCACGCAGGCCAGAAGCGGGTGGAGGAGATGCTAGATGACCGGCGGTTTGTGGCCCTGATGTGTGGTCGGCGGTGGGGGAAGACCAAGTATGGGGTGCGCCGGGCGGCTATTGTCGCTTTGAATGGGGGGTCCGTGGGGTGGTTTGCCCCGACCTACAAGATTGCAGGGGAGGCGTGGCGTGAGCTGGTATCTCGCCTAGGTCCCGGTGCCGCCAGAGTCCATCAGGATGACAAGCGTATCGAGCTGAACGGCGGGGGGACCGTGGAAGTCTGGACCATGGACGCCCCGGACCCGGCCCGTGGTCGCCGCTACCACTTCGTTGTTATTGACGAGGCGGGAATCGTCAAGGGATTGCTTGGTATCTGGCAGGCCGCTGTCCGCCCTACTTTGACCGACTTCCGTGGGAAGGCCCTGTTTCTAGGCACCCCCAAGGGGAGGTCGGGAGAATACGCACGACTCTTCTCAAACGCTGAACGCGGAGAGGATGGGTGGGGTGCCATCCGGGCCGAGACCCTTGACAACCCGTGGATTGACCCCGAAGAAATTGCCCTCGCCCGCAAAGAGCTTCCCGAGGAGATTTTTAACCAAGAGTACCGGGGCATCCCGGCGGATGACGGAGGGAACCCCTTCGGCCTGAAAGCCATCCACGACTGCCTTGCCCCGATTTCTACAAATAAAACCGTCGTATACGGGATTGACTTGGCTCGCTCGTCAGACTACACCGTTATTATTGGCCTTGACGCGCATGCCCATGTCTCATATGTCGAGCGTTGGCAAGCCCCATGGCTCGATACACGCCGTCGCATTTACTCTACTGTAGGCGAAACGCCCTGCGTCGTAGACGCTACCGGTGTGGGTGACGCCATTGTGGAAGACTTGCAGACCATGGGCGTCCTAGCCACCGCCTTCAAGTTCACCCAGCCGTCCAAGACCATGCTGATGCAACGGCTCATTACCGCCATCCAGACCCGCTTCTTGACGATTGCCACGGAAGACTGGCTGGTCGGCGAACTGGAGATGTTTGGGTACACCCATACCCAGAACGGGGTGCGCTATGAAGCCCCGCCCGGCATGCACGACGACGGCGTCATGGCCTTGGGACTTGCCATGTACGGGTGGGACCGGGTCCAATGCGCGAAACCAACCAGCTTGCCAACCTTGGCAATTGTCGATGACCCGTCGCTTGCAATTTCCGAGGAACCGTCGTATCTTCTCCGGCAATTGCCAGCAGGCTGGTAATTCACCTTCCACTGAGTAGAACCATGCCCAACTTCCGCAATTCCTCGAAGGACACGATTGACGCGAATGGTGAAATTGTTGCTCTTGCCTATCGCCAGTTCTTTAACGGTGGCGTCGGCGTTCAGGTGTTCGGCACCTTCTCTGGCACCTTGCAGTTCGAGGTCAGCATTGACGGAACCAATTACGTCGCTATCCCTGCGACAAACGTCACCTCTGGCGTCGCCGGTACGACCGCGACCGGGTCGGGCATCTATCGCTTCGATGTCGTCGGCATCCTGATGGTGCGCGTCCGTGCGACCGCGTGGTCAAGCGGCAGTGCGGTGGTGACCGTCGTCGGGCTCGCGGGCTAATGGAAGAGATTGGTGGCGTCTCCCGGCGCCGCCGCCGTGCGGTAGCGGTGGCGGCTGAAACTGGCGGCAAACTCGACCTTGAGAGCGGCGACAGCTTCCTTCTGGAAGTATCGACCCTCGGCAATGAGCAATTCATCCTGCTGGAGAACTAACCGATGGCTGACACCAAGATTTCTGCACTTTCAAGCGGCGGTTCAGTAGCCGCTAGCGACGAGCTTGTCATCGCTCGCTCCGGCGCAAACTACAAGATTGCCGGAACCGATGTTGCCACCGCCGCGACCAGCGTTGGTACGCTCGGTAGCTTGGCGGTCACGGGCAATGTGACGCTCGGCGCTGACGTTGTCGTCTCGCGTGGCGCCGCAAACCGATTGGACCTTGCCTCTGGCGACTCCCTGAACGTCGTCTCCGGTACGGTCAAGATTGGCGGGACGGACGTTCTTTCCAGCACCACGCTTGGGTCTGGCGTGACTGGCTCAAGCCTAACCTCAGTCGGCACGCTGACGGCGTTGACGGTCAGCGGCGATGTGACGGTGGCGGACAAGATTGTTCACTCTGCCGACACCGACACCGCCATCCGGTTCCCTGCCGCCGATGTCATCTCGTTTGAGACACTTGGGGCAGAGCGTTGCCGTATAACTGATGGCGGTCACTTCTTGGTTAACGCGACCACGCTGACTATTGGAGCAAGCACGCAAGCATTCTTTGTCTACCCGCAGGGGGACATTAGAGTCTACCGGTCCAGCGATACGGTTGCCGTCTTTAGCCGCATGACCAATGACGGCACCATTATCTCATTGCGTCAGGCCAATACCGAGGAAGGCACCATCTCCGTTGCCGGTACCACCATTTCCTACAACGGTGGACACTTGGCGCGGTGGGCGCAGTCCGAGGATGGGACGCGCATTGATGGTCTGCTCAAGGGCACGGTGCTGACCAACCTCGACCAGATGGCGGTCTGGATTGACCCGGAGACGGGCGAGCCGCTAGCTAATGAACAGCTTAACTGCATGAAGGTGTCCGATGTCGAGGGCGACCCGAACGTGGCTGGTGTCTTTGTCAACTACGATGAGCGGGAAGAGTTTTCTGTGGATATGAATATCGCCATGACGGGCGACATGATTATCCGCATTGCACAGGGCACGACCGTCCAGCGTGGCGACTTGCTTATGTCGGCAGGGGATGGGACGGCAAAGCCGCAGGGCGATGACATCGTGCGTGCCAAGACGATTGCAAAAGTCACCTCGACGCATGTGACCTGCGTCTATGAGGATGGCTCGTACTGCGTCCCCTGCGTGTTGATGGCGTGCTAATGTTTCTTGGGCACCTGCTCTGGGCGGGGGTTGCGGTCTACGCCATCCATATGGCGGCGAAGGTTGTCACGCTGTTTGCGCCGGTCCGGGCAGACGCCTTAGCCGCCACGCAGGATGTCGTGGTGCCGGAGGACCTGATGGCCTATGCGATGTCGCACAGTGAGCAGTGGGCACAAGAGGATGCGCTTCGTGCCATCCAGCAGTCGTATGACCAGTGGAAGGATTGGAACCGTGTGCGAGCCGCTGTCGGCATTGGGAGAATGGACTAATGGCAAATCCGCCGCTGGATGATGATATTGCGATGTCGCTGAACATGGCGGCGTTTGTGGACCTGCCCGAGGAAGAGGACGAATCACCGAACGAGAAAGTCGCTCCCAATCCTCCTGAGGCAGATGACACGACCGCCGCCGAGCGTCGGCGAGCGATGATGCAGGCGCTGTATGGAGATGACTTTCCGCTCATCAACGATGAGACGGATGAAGCCGCGTGGACCCGATGGGCTCGGCGGCTGTGGGCGTCCCGCCGAGCGGCGGTCGCCAAGCACATGTATTTGGTGCAACGCAATCGCATGATGCGAGCGGGGAACCAGTGGGTGTCCTCGTCGAATGGTGCGCCGTGGGCCGAGCCACCCCGCCCAAAGGAAGCCGCTCGCATTGTCTACAACGTGATTGATAAGGCGCTCGACCAGCGCCTCCAGATTATCACCGACCAGCGCCCGGGCTTTTCCATTGCTCCCGCGACGCAGGACCCGGACGACAAGCGCCGTGCGTATGCCCGGCAATTGGCGTGCGAGTTCCAGTACGAGCAGATGGGCATGGCGATGAAGGCCAGAGAGGCGGAGTACTGGGCACAGACGGACGGTATCAGCTTCTGGCATATGTTCTGGAATCCCGACAAGGGACCGTGGGATGAGCGCATGGGTGACAACGGCAATGCCGCACCTATGGGTGACTTGGACGCTCGCGTGCTCCGCGTGGAGCAGGTGCGCGTCAGTCCTGAAGCAACGGCAAGTGTCCCGCCCTCATGGGTCGTGGTGCGTGATGTAATCCCGAAGGCCGAGGCCGTAGCCCGGTGGGGGTACATCGGCGCTCAGGCCGCTGAGGCGGTCGAGTATCTGGGCACCTCGAATCAAGATGTGCTGGTCGGAGGCTCGGACTTCAACGAAGATTGGGTCCTGAGCTACAGCACGGTGGGTGAGGGTGAGCGACTCCGGGATACGGAGACGACCGAGCGGTATACCGTCTATCTTTCCCCCCAGCCTGACATCCTCCCCGAGGGCCTTGAGGTCGTCGTGGTCGGTGACAAGGTGGTCTTTGGATACACCGACTTGCAGTTCAAGACCATCCCGATTGTGCCGATTCGCGATGGGTCGTCGGACCCGTCGTACTATCCGCGCCCCATCATGGAGCAGTGGATTGACTCGCAGATTCGCATTAACGCCCTGCTCTCCAAGTGGTACGAGAACATCCGCGTGAACTCCGGTGGGCGATTCTTCGCCCGTCCCAATACCGTGGTGACCGAGACCTTCTTGGGCGGCGTCACCTCGATGATTGAGGTGAAGGGGGCCGGTGGCCTGTCTG